TAAAGAGAAGTTCTCGGGCTAAATTGCCTCTTTAATTTCATTTAGATTTTTATTATGGAAGAAGATATATGGGAGAGTTTGAGAAACTTTGAATACGATGATGACTATAAACTTTATGGGTATCCAAATACCAAATACCAAAGAGCAACAGGCAGCATGGTATCAAAGAAACAAAGATAGACTGAAAGCAAAGTCTATGGAACGTCTCAATGCAAATAGAGATGAGATAAACCGTAAGAGGAGGGAAGCGAGAGCAACCGAACCTTACAGATCTGAATATCTTCGTAAACAACGTGAACGCAGGAGTAAAAAGTGATGGCCTTTGATGCCTATAAACAATACCTCTCTTTGAAGAATCACTTCACGAAAGAGAAGTATGATTACCACAAATATTGTGGAAAGAGTCGTGCGACCGTGCAATCTTTCTATAAAAGAAAAGACCGCTTCTGGTTTGAGAAACTTGCAAGAAACAAGTCAGACCAAGAGGTGGTTGAATTTTTTGTATCAAACTTTATCACCTGTACTGATCCAAGTAAACTTTGGATAGGAGAAATGATACGCGAAGGTGAAGGTCGATACACTGATTGGAAAAAGAGAACCCAGTCACTCTCTTATCTCTTCAAGGAAGAGATTGAACGTGTCTTTATTGGCAGATTTGATGATATGTTTACTAAGGATGGCTCACGTCATCCAGAAATCCTCAAAACTTATCTGAGGGGTGAAGTGTCTATTGAGACAATGGTCATTCTTGATAAGATACTTGGATTCAGACAAGACTTTGATAAACATTTGTCTGATCCAGTGTGGGAAACCGTAAGTATGAGGATTAAAAAATATTCTTCCTTCCTACATATAGATGTATTTCGTTACAAAAAAATTCTAAAGGAGATTGTTCTGGGAGGAGTTGCATGAGTTTCTTTGATTCTGAATTTGTTCGTTCTGAGATGGTTGAAATTTCAGAGTTACAAGAGAACATCTATGGTAACGTTTTTAAGTTTCCATCGATGAGTAAAGAAGAAAAGATAGAACATGTTGAGTTGCTGGAGAAACTGCTGACTAAACAGCAGACTCTTTATACTCGACTGAGTTTGTCTGACGATCCCGAAGCAATTGAAATGAAACGACGCATCACTGATTCGGCAATCGCTATGGGGATGCCGAAAGATGTGGATATGGGTGTTATTTTTAGCAACATGTCCAATCTCTTGGAATCGATGCGTAAACAGATTGACATTACAGGGTCAGACCTGTAGAATAACGAAGTCCACAAAAGCCAAATCCAACAAATCTAAAAAATCCTATGTCTTTCGCAAATCTTAAAAAGCAATCTTCTCTGGGTTCTCTGACCGCCAAACTGGTCAAGGAAGTAGAGAAGCAAAATAACTCTGGAGGCGGTGGTGATGACCGCCTGTGGAAACCAGAGATGGATAAGACTGGTAATGGTTACGCTGTAATCCGCTTCCTGCCTGCTCCTGATGGTGAAGACCTCCCTTGGGTCAAACTGTACTCCCACGCCTTCCAGGGACCTGGTGGCTGGTATATTGAGAACTCCCTGACCACTAATGGCGGTAAGGATCCTGTCTCCGAGTACAATCGTGAACTCTGGAACAGCGGTATCGATGCAGACAAAGATACTGTTCGTAAGCAGAAGCGTAAACTGTCCTTCTATGCCAACATCTATGTTGTGCAGGACAAAGCCAATCCTCAGAATGAAGGTAAAGTCTTCCTGTATAAGTTCGGTAAGAAGATCTTTGATAAGATCATGGAAGCAATGCAACCTGAGTATGAGGATGAGACTGCAATCAATCCTTTTGATTTCTGGCAGGGTGCAAACTTCAAACTGAAGTTGAAGAAAGTTGCAGGTTACTGGAACTATGATTCTTCAGAGTTTGCAGCACCTTCTCCTCTCCTGGATGACGACGATGCTCTGGAAGCACTGTGGAAGAAGCAGTATTCTCTGCAAGACCTGGTTGCTGCAGATAAGTTCAAGACCTATGAGGAACTGGATAAGCGTCTGAAGATGGTTCTGGGTCAGAAACCTGCTTCTCGTCGTTATGATGAAGAGACTGAAGATGAAGACAATGATCGCGGTAGTTTCACTCCCGACTTTGGTTCTCGTCAAGAGTCCAATCCTGTTCCTCCCAATCTGAAAGAAGAACTCAATAATCTGAGTTCCTCCAAGACTGATGAGGATGAAGATGATGCTCTTTCTTACTTCCAGAAACTGGCTGAAGAGTGATTAACTAGTCAGTTTAATATTACTTGACGACTTCAAGGTTCCGCTGATGTAATCAGAGGAACCTTTTTTATATTCCATATTACTTTCAATGTCATCTAGAATGACTGGGAGATATCTTGGTTTTAACAGGTAGATACTCCTCTTTGCTTCTTCTATTTTTTCTTCGTATTCTTTATTTGTTACTGGTATGGTAAAGTCTTCAAAAGTAACTGTGTTATTTCCATTAGCATCATAGTAACTATAGGTTGCTCCTTGTTCAATAGTGAGACCACTAGGAACAATCACAACACCATCAGTGGTTACTACTTCTTTTGTTTCATAATGATGGACTGCATTTAAGTTTTCATAAGTTCCATACTTATTAATCAGATATGTATCAAAAGAAAGTTGTGACATGGGCCACTCTGTTTGAATATTGAGAATATTATTTGAAATAAGAACTAACCAATCAAGTTCTGGATCTCCATAAATTTCATTGGCAACAGTATCTGGACGATCATCACCGCGTATATTATATTTTTCAAATACTGTTGTATTTTGGAAAACATCTTCTCTTAGTTTAATTCTCCTAAAAAGATTTTTGACTTTTGTATAGTCACCAATCTTTGCTCCGTCATTTCTATCGACGTAGTTGAAGTCTGGAATGTAATTGAAATAACCCATTTTAGAAACCTATGTTATTGTAACCATTACCATAATCACTATCAAAGACTGGTTCAAGTTCTTGGAATGACATAGTAACTTGATATGAAATCATAGAACCATCATAATATGTTGCATAGTTACCATCAGGTGTATAGTTAACACTCAATGCTGATAGAGCACACTCTTTGAATTTATTTAAGAATGGATGAATCTCTGTTCCGTGATGATAACTTAAAAAGAATGTGTGTGGCGATTTTATGAATAGAAAGTTATTTGCTTTCTTTGGACTCATTCCTTGCTTTAATGTTCTAATAATTTTTTTCACCACAATCGCTTCTTTTTTTCCTCTAGGTGAAAATTTGAATGTAAAACTAAAACTTCTAAGACCAGGCCCGTCAAATAATAATTCTGTGTTTTGGTTTGCTACTGCACCAAGATTTCTTTTTAATAAATCTACTCCCGTAAGTTCTTTAATAATACTTCGTTTAGCAGCAATTTTCACTCCCGATACATTATTCTGAACTGCCCCAGCAGTATTTGTGGTCGCGTCCTTCAGGCCTGAGGCATCATTATTCATCACATTATTAAGAAGGTTAGCACCTATACCTTCAAGAACATCAACATCACCCTTAGACCAATTTGCAGTATTGTTATCAGAAATTCCACCAGGGATTGGTAGGTAAATTGTTGATAATAACTCTCTAAATGGTTTACCATCCTTATCTTTAGCGAGTTCGCCACCCCTCTGAAGGTTGGTTCTTGATTGGATAGCTAAACTTCCGGTATCATTGGATGCAGTTTTTCTTGGTTTGTATTCAACCATCTGAATTTTTAAGTAATCCTGAGTTCGTTGTCTCAATGCTTCTGGATATACTAATTCCTTTGCATATTTTTCTCTTGACTGAACATTTGTTAATTCATCTGGAACATCAACTGTTGGTGGTTCTGAGTCACTCTGGTCTTTATTTCCGCTATTATTATCACCATTATTACCACCATTATTACCACTATTCGGGTTTGTGCCATTATTATTACCATCGGTTGCTGCTGCATTTTTTCGCTTTGCTGATACTGACGAGGCAAGATTAGGTACTTTGGTACTAACCGCAGTGTTTATTATACTGTTTTGTGCAGTATCATAAAACCTTCCCCCAGGTGTTTGTAGGGATTGTAAAGCAGTTTCTCCTAAAACATTTTCCCCTACTCTGCCAGCTGATACATTTGAGTGTTTATCAACATCTTCCACGGTGTATTGCTTTGGAGTCCATGTTGCCCCACCATCACTTGATTCTGCAGCTAAAACATATCCTTGACTATTAAATCCTTCTCCAGTATTTTCATCACCTCTTTTCCATCCACTACCTTTTTCAGCGCTTGGTAAATAATATAACTGGGATGTTGATTTTCCAGTTGGTTTCCCGTTTGAATCTAATTCATATCTTACGACAGTTCTAAAAAAGTAATTTTGATTACTGCCAGGTAACTTATTAGCAACTGATTGACTATAAGCATACTTAAAAGTATTTGCCATTTTAGCTTTTTTAGTTATTTATGAGGTAATTTGCATAAGGCAGAGATCTCATTGTTTTCAACTCCATAGTATTTACGGGATGAAACTTACCAACAACTTCTCCCCACCCATAATTTCTTGCTGACCCCCAGTGATAATTGATACCACGAAAACCCCAAGCAAATACTTCTGTTACTGCAACTAATGGATACTGGTCATACTGTATATTTGGAGTTGTTGGGTTATAAACAAAAGTATAATAACTACCGACTTCAGGAACTAATTCCTCAGAAAAAGTTTCCATAATCATTTCCATAATATCATCAGGACTTTCATTGCCAACTAAGTTTTTCTTAATAGAAAGACCTCTATCTATACCACTACTTTGTTGTCTTTGCTTGATTGTCTTCCTTGGCATTACTTAATACCTAGTTCGTCTTCTGTTATGATTTTAAATTCAATTCTTCTATCAGCACAAAACTCTTCGGCAGCCTTCCATTTTGCTTGGTTCTTTGCATACTCAGTCGCCTCATAGATATATGATTTTGTTTGTCTCTTTGGCGTTTTTGGTGGTCGTGTCTGCTTCTTTGGTTTAACTTCAATCACATAAGTTTTAATTCTTCCAGAGTTCTCTTTCAACTTAATAATAAAATCTGGAAAATACTTATGAATTCTATTATCTAGTGGAGACACATATGGGATTGAAAATTCTTCACTACCCCACTGAAGAACATTTTCATTCAGGTCACACCATCTGCAAAACTTGCGTTCCCAACTACTACGGCATATAATATTATTTGGGTTGCCTTTGTATTTGTTTGGGAAGGATGGGTAGTATCTACTTTTATAAGTTTCTCCCATTATCTCTACTACATAATATATAAGGTAAATCTATTTATAGATGGCAGTTAACGCACCCAGACCAAGAAGAAGATCTGTATCTGATATAAAATCTAATTTGTTGCGACCAGCAACAACATCTCACTTTGATGTTTTCATTCAAGAACCTCCTGGTGCTGAAGAATATACTTGGGAAAAATTCAAGAGCGACAATCAACTCTTGGGTTTTGACCAAAACTTTTTGCACCTGTGTTGTTCAGAAACTGTATTGCCAGGATCATCTCTTGCAACAACAGAGATTAATAATGATTTTACTGGTGTAACAGAGAGACACGCATACCGTAGATTGTTTGATGATCGTATTGATCTAACTTTTTATGTTATGCAGGATAAATCAGTACCAACACCTGATAATATACTTGGAAGAAAGTCTCTGGTTAATCAATTCATTAAACAAAAACCATCTCCAAACTCTTATTTGCCCATTAGATTATTTGAAGGGTGGATAAAGTATATTGCGAATGAATCAATAGCAGGGGAAAATAGTATTGTAAATAAATATTCCTCATACAAAATGAGATATCCCGAAGAATATTATGGTGACATAGCAATCACAAAATATGAGAGGGATTATAATCATAATATGTTGAAATATAATTTCATAGGTGCATATCCAATCTCTGTATCATCAATTCCAGTTTCATATGATGCTTCTGATTTATTAAAGTGTACTGTTTCATTTTCTTATATCAGGTACTTTATTGAACAGGTGTCTGGCAATAAGGATAATCTTGGTCAGAATCCATTTGCAGAGATTACTCCACTCACAGCAGCACAAATAAATCAATCATTTTTTACTAATCCGATTGATTTTAGGTTTGGGTCTGGGTTTGATTACTCAAAACTTACGGTGGATAATGGAATCTTTAATCAATCTCTTAATGGGGGCCAATTACCATCCTTCTTTTCAGAAGGATATACTGCACAATTCGTGCCACAAAAATTCCGCAATAAATAATCACACTGAAATAACTTTATAGGATATTATGCCTTTACCAAAGATTTCTACACCAACTTATGAACTTGAGTTGCCTTCAACT